TCCAGCACGTTCACGCTTATCCTCCTCAGTGGCGTAGATGCTAAACACCTGTTTAAAAATATGTTCGCCTAAATAGGAGCGTGACTCATCGCCTACTTTGCTCTCCTCCTCGCCAATGTAGGCAAAGACGTGGGTGACAGTGTGGCTTACCTCATGATAGATAACACCTAAGCGCTCTAACGCGTCGCACTTTGCCATTTCCTCATAGTTAAACACAATCGCCAACATGGCAAAAGTGGTGCCCTCTTGCTCAATGAAGTGAGACTCTGCCAGGCCGACGTCCAAGGACTGATGGCGCGTAGTGATCTTGGAGTCTTTGACTGCCTGCTGAAACGCTGAGTCAGAAAAACATACTTTGATCTTAATGCCAAAGTGTCCAGTATCGGCGATGTAATACGGCAGCTTAGTGGCGCGTGTTTTTTCTGCTAATTTGTTCCAGTATCTCTTGCTGCTCTTCTTCTGGCAATTCGTCGATTGGTGTGCTGTTTTCAAAGATTTCTCCAGTGGCTACTAGTTGTTTAATGCCGTCTACTAAGGCGTCGTATTCTTCTTGGTTTAAGTCCATCTCGTCCGCCCACCCTGGGGCAAACTCTATATCAAGCTGTTTTCTTTTTGTCATTTCTTTAATCCTTTACGCAGCTCATGGCTGTGTAGCTTTTTGCCGGGGTTTTTTACCTCACCGGCTGCCTTTGCCACTTTAGCGGCTTTGGTGCGAGTGGCGACGGTTTTGTCTGACAGCATGAACTCGTGCTTGGCGCCCTTGGCTGCCTTACCTTCACGCTTGATAATGTCATCGTGGCTTTCTTTTACTGACTTGGCTGGTACCACCTTGCCAGACTTTTCTTTAATTGCGGGCTTGACTACTTTTAATTTGTCCATGATCTTTCCTATTAAGATTTTTGCTTTATTGTAAATGTTGCTTCTCTTAGCGCGTTCTTGTTCAATGTGCTCTTTAAGTAAGGAGATCACACCAATCTCGACTAACTTGCCAGTGGTGTACTCGTTTAGGTCAAGCTTGTAGTTTGCCGAACCGTCGTCGTTGTTGCTCTCAAACACCATGGTAAACTGGATGTCGTCAGTCATTTGTTTTTCCTTTGCTCTACGTGCCAGTGGCACAGGTCTTTGTAGTACTTAATCTCATCCTCGTACTCTTGATACTTGCGGTTGTAGATGTCGGTCTGCTCTTTGATGTCTTTGTCTTTTGGGCGCATCACCAAGCCGACCAAAAAACCGATGAAGAATGATAGTGCGATCTCAGTCAATCTATTCTCCTATTCCGTGGGCGCGTTCGATGGCGCGGGCGAACTTTTGATACATAAAATTACCATGCTGATCGAATCGTTGCTCGCTGTGATAAATTTCTATTATCTGTTCTTCGGTCAACGGGTACTCTCCCGCATGTAACCTGTCTTCTGTGGTGAAGGTGGTCATTTTGCTATAAATCCTCTTCTTTCAAGTTCTTCAACTAAATCTGCCATTACTTCGGTTGGTACTTCTGCGTTTTCCCACATCAGTATTTCTTGGCGCATTTTTTCCATTTCTTCACGATGTAACTGCACCAAGTTTGCAAGCTGTCCGTTTGTGTCTTTAACTTCCTCAACACGCTTTTTCAACGCCTCTATTTCAGCTTGTTGCTGGCGTAGCATGGCTGCTATTTCTTCTCTAGTTACCAGCTTGTACCAACTATCTACTTCTAATAGGTCAGCTAGTTCATTTGCGTTCATACTTTTTCTACCTCAGTCCATGCGGCAAAGTAATAACTTTCGTCATCAGATCCTTGGCATGGTGCATACGCACCATCTATATGGGTATAGGTGTACGTTGCCTCTTTGTTAGCCTTCGGTGCAGCAGGTGGCACTCTGGTTTCTTCGTCAATGATTTTAAACTTGTCGCCACGTTTTAAGTCATATAGTTTCATTCTTCCCCCAGTGCGATCTTCACTGCCTCATAGCGGTTCTTTAAGTCCTCGGTGTTATGTGACATAAACAACACGCGCTTCATGTGCTTTAGATTATCGACGTTTGAGAACTTAAAGATCTCTAAGTACTGCTTTACAGTGAGCACGCTCATTACTGTTTGCCCCCGGTGTTGATGCGTGTTAGAAAGTCCAGCGCCTTGTCAAAGTGCTCCTGCAAGCTCTCGATCTCCTTGGCCTGATCGCGTAACATTTTGGTGGCCATCTTTAACGCACCGTCTGGGAATATACCTGAGTCAATCAGGTCTGCTAAATCATGTGGGTTCATTCCGGTTTTCCTCCTGTACACGAGCCGTCCTTAAACCAAATCTCTTGCGCGAGTTTTTGGTAGTCCTCCAGCTCAACTGGTTTGGTTGTGATGTTGCTCTTCTTAAATACCTGCTCCCAGTTGTTACGGTATTTGTCTGTCACTGGCTTTTGATTGTCGTTAATCATTCTCTGTCCTCATCTAATAGCTGTTGTAGCCGTTGTTCTCTCTTATGGTCTGCACTGAGCACTTCCTCTGCTGCATTGATCAGCCACGTTGGCATTTTGCAGACCCACTCATTATCCTCTTTGATAAACCTAAATGTAAATCCATTTGTTGATAAATCTTTATACTCCATAATCATCTCCTAAATGATGCAATTGGTTTGCGACGTCCGTACTTTTTACGGATGCGCAACATCGTGGCGGTTGCAAATACTTTGTTACAGCGACCTTGATGCGCACGTCTGACCTGTTGCATTTTAAAGCGCAGGATCAGGCGTTGTGGTTTTATAACGTAGTGCATCAACGAACGACGTTTACCAACACCGCCAAACACGCTGGTAAAGTCGTTGCGCTTGATGCGTTTTTTAAAGTTAAAAAGGCGTTTCATTTTATTTTACAACATTTATTAATTAAATACACCTTCGTTAAGCGGCTCAACAGTATTAATATAAGCTTGTGCTTCTTGATTTAATTTAATTCCTCGGTAGATATGTGTTCTATTACCGTTTGTTCTATCAACGTCCGCCATAATCCTATGCTCTTGGGTTGCAGCTAAGAATCTACGTTTAAAAGCAAGTTCTGTGCCGGGTGGTATGGACTTTTTAATCGCCCAACGTTTGTAACAAGCAAACACATCATCTTTAGATACATAGCCATGGGGGTCAAACATTAAAGCGTCTTCAACAAACGAGCCTATTGGGTTGCCCAATTCAGACATTAACTCAAGCAATGATCTACCTGTTTCGGGTTGAACAAAATGACCTCCGCGTTCTAAACGACGGCGCAATCCTTCCATGGCCCAATTAAAGATCCCTGCTAATTCTTTTTCTAATCTATGGTACAAATCTGTATCTTCGTTGTCATAAAACGAACGTGACATTTTTAATACAATCATACGCCCCACCAATGCGTTGGAGTTTTCTGTTAACTGTAAAGCTTCATTAGAATAAACAACAAGGCGAGTAGGAAGATAACCACTCCATGCTTCTTTATTTTTTCTATTAACGGTAACAGTATCACCTCCGACAATACGTAGGAGCTGAGATACAACAGCACCACGGTTGCGCTCAGGAGCACGAGCGTCCGTAAAACTAGCCAAAAGCTTTCCAAGCCAAGGTTGTAGTCCAAATGTATCACAAAGTTCCTCCAGTTGTGGTGCTACGGTGTTATGTTGTCCAAGTAATGCTACTAATACTTTATTGATAGTACCTTTACCGCTACGACGCGGACCAATAATGTTAAAAAACTTCTGTTGGCGAGTATCCCCAGATAGTATATAACCAAACATTTCTTGTAAACATTCAATTGATTGTGGGTCATCGTTCCATACTGATTGTAAGAAAGATATCCACTGAGGGCACTGTGCGTTTGGGTTGTATTCAAACGGCAATGAGTTCTGTGTAAAGAATCCTAATGAGTGTGGCAACATCAAATAATCTTTAAGGTGAAAAATGCCGTTCTTTAAACTAACCAAATCTGCTGCATGTGGCTTATTGGTAGCATACTGCTCAAACCAAATTGGTGGTTTGGTATTGACGTGGTTTGGTAAATGCACTATTGACTTGATGGCATCTAAAGCAGCACTTACGCTTGCTGGAGTTGGATTAAAAGCTTGCAATTCACCTTTACGCCCTGTCTTTTTGCACTTATCTAACAAAGAATACAGTTTAGATCTGATCGTGGCTTCTTCAATAATCTCGTAGTGAGTGCCCACATAAATGTGAAAGTCTTCGGCATAATGAACTAAACGGTAACCTTCCTCACTAGCATAGTAACTGTCAAGAAACGTGCGAGCGTGGTTCATTGCGCCTTGGTCGAGAATGATCTCGCCCCTCGCCAAGGCTTCTTGCTTTTCCTTTAGATTGACCTTAAAAATTAGTGAGCGCAGTGTGCATCCTGACTCTTTCTTAAACGTCTTCCATTTACCGTAGCATGAGTTCTGACCGCTGGCGCAGTAGCTTGTCGAACCACCATCTTTGTATGACCAACGATCCCATAAATCACAAGCCTCAGGGTCGCCTCTGAACTGATGATGTAAGGCAAAACCTACACCCAGCCAGCTTGCATACCCTTCGTCTGGGTCAAGTTTAGCTAAGATCTCGGTTTCTACTCTGGCTAAATCATAATCAAGAACTGGTGGAGTGTAATCCTCAAACGAGTCACCTGTCATGTGCACTGTGCGGGCTGGCACCACGGCTGATAGGTTTTGTGGGTCGTTGGGGATGGTTCCACTAAGGTGATGGCCCGTAACCGTAAAGTATCTGCCCTGTGGATAAACCTCTAACCCTATGCTATGGTCAACATGAGCCGCTTTTAAGTCAGCTCTTGTAAAAATCTTTACTCCTGTACCAGATGGTGACACTTCCATATAACCATCAATAGACTCTGCTAATTGCTGCATTGCAGCATTAGTGAACCGCTGAGTCGCGGAGTCAAAACAGTCATCTAGGTCAACACCAACAAAGTTATCCTCATCGGAAAACACAAAACCAACACCGGAATATAATTGGGGGTTCTTTTGATACGCAGCTTGGACAGTTAGGAAGTCTGCCCATGTTGCCTGATTGGTGGAGGAGGCTGATAAACCGTTGGACTGAACTGGCAATTTAGACCAGCGTTTGTTTCCTTCCTCACCCACTTCAGTAAACTTCCAAAGCACCCACCTTGGAGTTTGCTTCAAATCCATAGGGATGTTGTTGAAATTGACTGATAATGCTGTTGGCTTCATACTAATCCTTCATTCGTTTTATTCTTTTTCCATTGTACATTTACCAATGCAAATTGTTATATACATTTTAGTAATAATGAACTTTTTTAATATAACTAAAAGTTTGGTTTTGTACCAGTAGTACCAGTAGTACCCCTTACTTTATCTTTTTTCTTTTTTATTAATTTAAAAAAATAAAAATAAAGAAAGAGTTGATTAGACCCATACTACTAGTACTACTAGTACAAATTTCCTAAAAGTCGGGGAAAAAAGGGTCAAGTCTACCTGCCACCCAGCCAAAAAAGGGTCAGTGGCTTGTTTAAATGGCTTTTGAGCTGTTTTAAAAAGAAAAAAAGGGTCAGCTATACCCCGACCCTTTTAAACGGCTGTAAAGCCCGTTTAAACTCAATCTACTGCATATCCACTTTGTTCAAGGTGGCGGTAGAACCACTTTCGAAATTCCTCTCGGTTGGCTGAGGTCTGCTCATCCCTCTCATCCCAAATTGCTTGTAATACAAATTTTTCATCTCTCGTATATGCTTCACAACGCGTTAAATTTCCATCAGCATCGTAAATATCGGTGCAAACCACCCTACCTTTTTCTGTTAATGACATCATAACTCCTTGATTTTACTCGGTTTTTCATCCCACGAATCAACTGCTCCATAATCCCCTCTTGTTGATCTCATGCGTTCTGCATCTCTAAATGCGGGTTCAACTTCCAGCCATTGTTTAAACGCTTCCTTGTATTCCTCGTATTCAAGGTTGGCTTCGTATAGTGGATGGTTTAGACCAACAATATCTACTGTTGTCTTTATATCCCCCGCCCTAACCCAATTATTTTTGCGTTTATAAATAATGTCCCTTGCTTTTATAAAGCGGTCATATGCTTTTTTCTGATCTTCGTTTAGACTAATCATCATTTTCCTCTATTTTTTCTTGGTTTAGGTTGTCTATTGATATAGGTTCTCGGGCTATGTAGGCTTGTAATTGACTGACCCTTGATTCTGAAATCCCCATTATTTTTGCCAATTCTTTATTTTTTGGTTTTCTGCCTAAAATTTGAGCTAATGCTCTTTCGTTATAATTCATTCGCTTAATGGCTTCCATGATGTTTATTGGTAGTCGAATGATGTTGGCGGTATTGTCCACTTCTCTTTGGATTCCCCGCCTTATAAATGATTTGGCATAAGTGGCAAACTTTGCCCTATTTCTTGGCTTCCATTTTCTAGCACACTCAAAGAGGGCTTGGTTTCCAATGGCAATAATATCTTCAGGTGGTATTTTGCTTCTTTCCCAATAGCTCATCTGCCTAGCTATATAGACAACAAACCTAAGATTGTGGGTAATCAACTTTTCAAGAGCATCATCGTCACCCTCTTTAATTTTGCGGGCTAGATCATGCTCTTGATCGGTTGTAAGTGGCTCTATACCATATAGGGATTGTAGATAGTCGCTTAAAATGTCATTTTCTTGCATATAGTTTTCAAGTGGTGAAAACTATATTATACCACATTGTGAAAATTATATGAATTTTTTGCGGGGTAATCGCCTTATTATATGATCTTTAGTTATAAAGTAAACATACTCATCTTGCACCCAGTAGCAAGCATAGGCTATCTCACCTACTGAATTGGTTGATGTTGCTTCCTTAAAAATACTGTTAAATTTACATTGTTTGTCTGTAAGGGTCGTTTTTCCACCTATGTCGTTGTCGGTTGTGAGGGTCGCTGAATTAGTGATTCCAATGGTTAAAAGTAAGGCAAACAATAAAACCAGTTTCATATCATTCAATTCCTATCATAATGTCGGCAACTGCTTTATCTATTGGGGTCAGGTATGGCAAGTATCTTAATTCCTCGTTTTTGAATACAAATTTACCCTTATTGTTTCGTCTATGCCACGACACTAAAGCCACATCACCACCTTCATAATTAGTTAGCATCCCTAACTCATCATATTCGTTGATGTAGTATTGTCCTAATTTACTCATATTAAGGCTTCTCCGAGTAGTTTAAACACTTCATTAAATGTAAATTTTTTTATGCGTTTTCGTTTTGGCTCTTTCCATACTAGCTCACCAAAATCATCATATTTATTCGATGACATAAAACACCCTCTCTGATACCTTCTGACCCACACCTTCTACAATTTCCCCCTGTTCGCATATCTGCAATACTGCCACTCGATCTTTAACCCATTGAGGTAGTGCTGCGATGTTTAAACACTTCGCTGCGGGTAAATTTTTTTCGGTTAGCGGTAGCGCAAAACTATACAACTCTGCGGTGTTGTCCTCATTTAACTTGACCCTCCACACCTGTTCCATTGGTGTGCATAGGGCTTCACTTACCATCTGCATAAAATATGGCGGGTCTATGGTGGGGCTATTGCCCGACATAATAATGTCATCCATTCGTTCTATTACTACACTTGATCTATACATTACCATGTTTAAACACCTTTCATTATATCGGCTACTTCTTTAGTTATTTCAACATAGTTATCGGTAGATACATTTAAAAATCCTCTGTGTTTATAACTCCACATATCAAATGATCGTGGGGGCTTCTCATTGAAAGTTAGCCAATCAGGAAGATCGGCTACCCCCACATCATTCGTGGTTTTGTTCATTACATAACGATACCTAGTGGTCATGCAATAATCCAATACGCACCATCGTTTTCTTTTAGACCAACATCCTCTACAAATGACTGCTTGTCTGCGATGTCCAACACAAACAACTTGCCTTTGATGTAATCGGGTAGGGCATCTTTGTTCGGTAGTTTGTATGGTTCTGCACCTTTGACTGAGTTTAAACGATACTGCACTTCATTGTCTTTCACCAAAACAAAGTAGTGATCGGGATTGTAATTGACATACTTTTTAATATCCTCTTGATTGTTCACTAAAAACTCTACCATCTTTGCAACTCTCGGACTTCTAAAAGTATGCCCCTTTTCGTGTAAATTTATCAAGTCATCTTTAAATATGTCGATGTCTGAACAAGTATTGTTTCGCATATTCCATGTAGCCCTAGAACCAATGCTATCTACCTCTTGCCTAAACTTTCGTCTTGCCCTGTCTGCAATCTGATCGAATGTAAATGGTTTAAACACCTTCTTTGCCACCCGCACAATATTTTTGGCATGGATAGAGTATTTGTATGCACCCTCACCACCATAGGTGTGCCTACCATCATCAATGTTAATGCTAGTAATGCCATATTTAACTTTACAATTATTGTAGTAATTAGATACCTCAATAACCCCAATATGGTTGTTCGTATCACTTGCGTGGTAAACATGAAGCCCATCACATATACCATTGGGGTATAAATCTTTGACAACTCCCCAAGTGTTCATATTGCATGGTTTAAACGACACTTCGGGGACTACCTTACTAATAGCATCTGCTAGGTCAATCAATGCTTTAACTGCATCTACACCTTGAAATTTTACTGATTCAATTTTGTTATCTGACATTTTATCTAAACCATCCTTTGTATTTGTCGTGTGTTAATGTTCCGATTGGCACTTCTGTTGCTTTACATGGCTTAACGATTTTAAATAGATCGTTGCATATCTCTTTAGGCAACTTGTGTCGTTCCTGAGTGTTATTGTGATCTCTGTAATTAAAACGGGTAAGTCTATGTTTATAGCGTTCCACCATACCAAGCCACGAATCAGGCACATCACCATTGGTTCTCGGTTTAAACAACTCTAATACTTCCTCTGCATAAATCATTCGGTTGTCATCACCAACAACTGCTTTGTAGATCGGATTGCCATACTCCCATTTAGTTTCCACTAATTCGGACATAAGATCGTAGTATTCCATAAATGGCTTAATACTTTCCCTTAACTGTTTGGTCTGTGTGCGGTCAAGGGTATGTTTAAACTCTCTATGCACTACTAATGGAAGCCAATGATTATCGCCCTGTTTGCGTTGGAAAGTAATATCACCCAACTCAATAGAATAAAACTTATTGTCATATCGAACATACTTATTAGCACGATGATTGACCATGCCAAAATCAGGTGGCAAATTAAAATTGTAAAACCAAAAAATAGACGAGGATGATAAATAGCTAGGATATAGCTCGGTAGGGTCTGTGCTAGACCATGTTTTGCGTGGTGTATGAATCGTCGTATATTCCATACCCTCACTCATCTTCCAAGTGATTGCTTTATTGTGATGAGTGCGATATTTGTAGCAATCGTATGACACATAATATTCATTCTCATTCACCTCAATGATGCGTTCCCATGACCGATCTCTGCGGTTGATTGGTCTAACATTTTCTGCCTTGCGTTTACCCCTTAATGGAGTAATATCTTGATAGCGTTTTTTAATTGTGTCAAAGGTAAATCTGCCACCTTGATTGGCTTGCACATCGTATGGACTGCATGACTGTCTGTAATAACCCATGTTTAAACTCCCTCAGTAAAATAGGTTCGTATTGATCTATGAATATTTATATAATCGTATGGCGGTTCAATGCCAAATTGCTTTTCCTCTATATCGTCTGTTTCCTCGCCAATACGAGCAAAATATCCATCACAAGTTTCTTTAACCATGTCATCTCGGTCTAATGCTTTTTCCCACAATGCTCTATGACACTTGACATCTTCGTAATCAGGATACCATTTAACAGAATCAGCACTAAACATGATGGCTAACTTTTCGTCATTTTGTTTAAACCCTTCGTCTGTAAAACATAATTGTGTTTCGGGGTCGCATTTAGCTTCTGCTACAAATCCCCAATAATCCTCGGGCTTATGGAATGTAATCATATAAGCCACATCTGATCTATAACCCATATCACACCTCTATCTTTATAGTTTGACCTATCGGGGACTTGATGTCGCTAGTGATTGTCCATAATGTAGGGCAATTCCATTGTCCTCCCCAATCACTTCCTACATAGCCATCGGTAAGAATGATGGCGCAAACTGGTTCGATCTTATGCTTGCTCATATACTTGGTGATACAAGATGGGCTTGTGCCACCCCCACCTTTGGGCTTGGTTGATGATGTCATTCTATCCGCATCGTTTAAACCATACACCTCATGACCCGCCACATTACAATCCCAATACAATAGATCAACTTGTTCAGGATTCATGTTAGTCATGACACTAGCCACTTCACTTACGAATCGGTTTAACACCTCACCATAAATACTGCCCGATGTATCAATCGCCACAACAACTCGACCCATAGATTCGCTAACAGTCGATGGCATATAGATGTCATGTTGTAGCCATCTGCGGTTAGGTTTTCGCCATGTTGAATCGTCTTTACCAACTGATACGCTAGATACAAATTCTCTTAGTGCTTCTTTCCAATCTACTTTAGCACTCATGAGGTCTGTAAATGCACGATCAACATTACCACCAACTTTACCCGCCAAGATTGCACCTTGCCTAATTGCTTGGTCAATCTCTTTGGCTAGGGCGGTTTTTTCCTCGTCGTTTAAACTCTCTGCACCTTCCCAATCGTGTTCGTCGAAACCCTCACCACCATCACCTTGCCCGCTACCACTACCCCCACCACCTTGTTGCGTTGGTAATAATGCGAACACTTCGGCTGAGTTTAAACCTCTAAACTTCTCATTGACTAATGCGCCATCGGGCAACACAACAAATTTTTGCGACCTTTCGGATTCGTCTTTAATCTCTAGGTTAATCACAAAATCGCAAGCCATGTTAGCTCTCTGTGCATCTTGCTTATGTAAGTGTTTCCATGTTAATAAATGGCGATACATCTTGTGCTTGGCTTCATGTAATATCAAACCTCGCAACTGCGGGTCGTTTAAACTCATCACAAAATCTCTGCCAAATTTAATATCTTTACCATTAGTGCAAGCGGTTGGTATCTTGTCATCTATCTTGGTTTCACCGATCATAAGTATGCCCGAATAAGCTACAAATTGCGGGTGCTTCATTAAATCAATATGGCATCTTTCAATGCGTTGTTCTGCGGTTAATGCCATGTTTAAATTTCCTCGTCATCTTGGGTTAGTCGTTCTGCCATACCACGAATAAAATCTTCGGGCAAATACCTCATAAGTAAATCTACAAGGTAAGCGGTTTCGGAATCATAAAAATACCCTACTACAGCTTCTCGTTGTCGGTCTGTTATGCTTAGCATTGTTTAAACCTCCCTTACCTTGATGTTATCGCCCTCGATAATCACTTCTGCCTTTTTATGGGCGATAGCGTGTAGGCTAAATTCCATCATAAACAATCTAATTTTCTGCCTTTTAGCTATTTGATGGAAAGCAATCGCTAAAACTGTGGCAATCGTAGCCCATACGATTAAAAAAATTTCAGAATATTCCATAGTTTTCCTCGTATGTTTGATAAGGTTTAAACACCATGCACTTTTCACCAAACACATAAAAGAGAGGGTTTGACTCTGCTATCAACTCCCGCTTTTCTTTAGTCGATTCCGCCTGTGTTATGCGGTATTGCAAAGAATGTTTAAACTCTTGGTCGATCTTGTTCATACGCATTTTGAAACTATAAGTCCCCATGACTTTTAATTGCTCTGTGCGAATAGGTAATTGTTTGCGGTAGCCCATTTTATAAACCCCTGTGATGTTCCAACTGTTGTCTTTTTGCTTGTTCTCATTACTGATGTGGCAAACAAGCCCTGTGCTTCTTTAGTCAAGCGGTTCATGTATTCAATCCACTTGTTGATATTGTCCTTTTCTACTTGTTGAATAGCCGAATAGACCAACATACAAACTGCACTTGGGGACTGTGGCACTTGGGTTTTGGTTGGCTCTTTGATGATCTGTTCCCATGTTGGTAGCTCATCGGTTAATTGAATAATAGATAGCATATCGTATGTGGCTCTGTTGCCAATCGTGCCTTTTAATGCGTGTGCCATGATGTCTGTGCCAAGTGGCTTGGCTTTTTTAATAATGTCCGATGCCTTGTTTAAACTGCGTGGAGTGCAAAATGCGGGGCGGGGTGTGCGTGGGTCGTAGATGTATTCATTGTCCGATGGGTTGTTAAAATCCTCAAATGATGCCAACATCTGCGGAAATTGTTTGACTGTCATCAATACTTCGGGGGCTATCTCATTATCTAAAGCCCATTCAATCCACTCATCGGCTGATGGTTTACGCACTTTCACAACTGAGATTCTATTGCGGGCATGGGGTGGCAAATTGTCTCCTATTGCTTCATTGGCAAGATTTGTAGTGGCAAATACAATAGACCCTTCGGGTAGTGAATATGTGCCTAACTTGCGTTCTAGCATTAAGCGTAGGCAAGCGTTCATGACTGCCTTTGATGCCTTGCCGATCTCATCAAGCATCAACACAATGGGCTTATCAAAGTGAAAGCCAAATTCCTCGTTAGGAATAAAACTACATACTTCGGTATCGTTTAAACTTCTTATCTTCGGGACTAAAAAATCCCCTACATCTTTGGTAGTCATGTCACCATAGCAAAAATGGTGTGTTGCACCTAGCTTGGCTTTAAGGATAGATAGGATAGAGGATTTACCTATCCCCATCTCGCCTTGTGCTAATACTGTGGTTGTGTCCCCAACTGCCATAATCAAATTGGCGGTGTCTGCAAGTGATAGGGATTTATAGAGGTCTGACATTGTAATACCTTTCGTTTTTACTGTTGGAATGATGGAATATACAGATCGGGGGCAAAACAAAATACTAGGAATAACCCTATGAGTAGCAAAGTGCAATAAAAATCATCTTTGGTCATGTTTAAACTACCTCCAAGTGTTTAATGTTTACAATAGTTTGAGTGTGGGTATCATCAAATCTGATAGTAGCCCATTCACCCGCTATATTTATAACTGTGGCGGGGTCAAATCCGCACCATAAGACCCGATCACCCGCACTCATAAGGTTGTTCCCCATAAAATGATGGCGGTCAATATGATGGCTAACATAAGAGCTTTTATATGGTCTGACATGGTTTAAACGCTTTCGGTGTTGGTTAAAATTTCAATGTCGGGGCAATTATCCATAATAAACTCTGCATCTTCATTCCTAAACAATTCAATAGCATCATACTTATCAAACCCGCTAAAATTGATAAAATATTGCTCTGCATCATCATAAGACGATTGTGTGCCTTCAATTAAATATATTGTCATGTTTAAACACTCCCTAGTAGATTGTCAAAATAGTCCTGTGGTTGTTCTACTGCCTTTGCACCATCTAGCCACTTGTTGATGTGCCTAGATGTTGTCATGCTCCACCTTTTAGCGGTTCGATTAAATGAATATGTAGCCTTATCAAAACTTGCTACTGGTGTTGCATAACTAAATAAGACAATATGCTTAGGGGTTTCCAATAGTGTCATATTGCTTGCGATTGGTTTTACTGATAGGTTTGTCATGGTTTATGCTCTCTCTGCTCTCAAGCGATGTAGTGCGGTCAATGGTAGATTGTTTTTGAGTGCTATAAATAACTTGGCTTGATGCGGGCTGAAAGCATCTATCAATTCAAAATTGCCTGTTCCCCTATAAAACACTTTATAAATTCTCATCATAATATATTCCTTAGTGGGGGCTTGCGCCCCCTGTTAGTTTATTGGTCAGATGTGCCTACATTCATAGACCACCCGAATGCTTCACACTCATTATCAGGGCATGATGGCGGGACTACTTCTATCCACTTCTTACTTGTATAAACCTGATAGCCACAATGAGAGCATACACATTTAATCATGCGGGTTGATTGCTTCTTGATGCCTGACTGTGTGAGGGGTGCATGGGGATATTGTCCCGCTTCTGATACCCATGATTGAATGATGGCTTTTAATTCAGGGCTTGCGCTTGCTGATCTCATCTGACCTTGTAAGCCAACTGAAAGGGCGCATTGTTTAAACACCTTACCATGACCCGCTTGATTGCCTACTGTTGCATGGCATAACTCATGTATGAGTGTATCTATTACCTCAACAGAATCAGCTAGTGATGGGTGAATGAATATTTCAAAGTGCTTATCTTCGCTTGCTTCGCTAGACCAACATTGTCCTATTGCTTTCTTACGGCTTGTAAGTGAGCATGACATACGCACATTGGCGGGGATGGTGTAGCCCTTAGCTTGAAAGTGAGGGCGGGCATATGTATCTGTAATGTAGTTAAGATACGCTTCTCTGTTTAGTGTTTGCATTGTTCTATTCCTCGTAATGGGTTAGTAATCAGGTCAGCGTTATTGCTTTCCTACAATCATTATCGCCTACAAACTGGAAAACTGTGTAGGGGTTTTACTGTATTTTATGTAGGGCTTTTACTGTATCGTGTAGAACCCATATTGCTATTAAGTAGCACCAATTCGCCACATCACTAGACAAGCTCTCGCACCCGCATCACCACACCAGCACTTAGCCAATGCACCAATGTGGTGCGCCCCACCAACACACCACACTAGCACTTAGCCAATGCACCAACATAGTGCATTAGTCAATGCACCAATGTGGTGCGCTAGGTTGCATTACCTATGAGGTGTGTTGGCTATGTGGTGGCTAGGTTATGCACCAATGTGGTGCATTAGTGAGGTGGGGGCTTTTCTAAGTGCCTATGCCCCAAAAAGGGTCCTGTCCGACGGGGACTGGGAGGGGGCCCCACAAAAAGCAAGTTTTTTTATTTTTTTTTGCATAAAATGCCCCCCTATATAAATCAAGCACTTAGGAGCAATTTGTACTAGTAGTACTAGTAGTATGGGTCTAAATGACTCTTTGTCTATTTTTTTTTTTTTTTTTTTTTTTTTTTTTTAAGAAAAAGATAAAATAAGGGGTACTACTGGTACTACTGGTACAAATTTTAGTGGTTGGTGCTTAAAAAACTACTAGATGTAGTGTTTTGGGCGTAAACCCCTTAAATTTTGCATTAGTAGAACTATGGAAAAATACGCATACCAAATAAATGGGGCATTGGAAAATGCACAAGGACATTTTATTGGTTTAAGAATTTTGGTTTGCAATTCCCATTTTATTAATTTAGTTGATGTGCCAGCGGATATACTAGATATTGAAACCCACAAATACATTCAATTTAGATTAACATTAACAGACGAGGCGTTGAATATACAGGCATTGCCCTATAAAATTCAACGTGCAATTAGAGAGCCGTTAGGGCTTTGGCTGGACCGTTGGGTCCTTGAAAACTTATATGGCGATACTGGCAACTCAAAAAGTATTAACTCTTGATTACTGGAAAAGCGCAGCAAATCTGCAGGTCGGTGACTATGTATTTAATCAAGACGGCAAACTAACTCGCATTAAGCTAGTCCAGCCATATCAGGCTAACGATTGTTTTGAAGTTCAGTTTAATGACGGCCTGACTATGTCGGGTGACAAACACCTTACGTTTGGCGTAGAAAACAAAAGGGACAGAATCCAACTGTGCGAATACAAACAAGTCCAAAAATTTAAAAGAGATTTGCGTTACTATACTGCAGAATATCTGTCTAGTAACCCCTTGGAATCAGAAACCAAGCGAAAACTATATTCCATACCCACAGCAAAACCATTACAGCTCCCAGCCCAAGACCTACCAGTACCGCCATTCGTATTTGGCTTTTGGTTTTTTAACCGACGCAAAAACAAACGCATGTGTTTACCCGCTGGTTACGAAGAAGTTATTCTTCAAGAGTTTAAAGATGCAGGATACATGCCAACCGTCCACAATAAACTTGGGGAATTTACAGTTTCCCCCACGGTTGAGTCACATTTAGTACCAAACATACCCACCTCAATACCAAATAACTACCTTTTGGCGTCACACGAGCAAAGAATAGAACTGCTTCGTGGAATTTTGTACACAAAATCAAGACGTTACAACAAAAGAAACGACACATTTCGGTTTTCTTCAAAGTTTTACCGCACCATATTGCAGGTTCAATACTTAATTGAATCTCTTGGCCATAGAATCAACGTAAGAAACGATACTTATTGTAAACAATATACACTTTTCTTTAAATCTAGGTTAAAATTAACCTGTGATCAACAATCGCCTCCGTTTAAGGTTTACTATGGTAGGCGGTATATTTCAAAAGTAATACCAATTAAACCCCAGCTTTGTGTTCACATCGAAACAGATGGAGAAAATAACGCAATCCTAGCGGGAGAAGGCTTTATTGCATGCCATTAACAGAAAAACAAGAATTTGTTCTTAAAAAATTCGCCCAACAAAATGCACACTGGCCCAAACAACAGCTCGATGCTGCTATTTGGCAAGTCAAATGGGCTATTCAAGCATTGCCACATCAAAAAGAACCAGAAGATGGAGAATACGACACATTCCTTATGCTTGCTGGCCGGGGATCTGGCAAGACGCATACTGCTAGTCATTGGATTGGCATTAGGGCTTGGAATTACGACAACACACGCTGGCTTGTCACTGCCCCAACCTCTAATGATATCCGTGCAACTTGCTTCGAAGGAGACTCCGGTCTTCTTAATATCATACCCGCGTCACTTATACGAGATTACAACAAGTCCCTCTTTGAGATTACCCTCACAAACGGATCTCTTATTCAAGGAATACCAGCCTCCGAGCCAGAACGCTATCGTGGTAAACAATACCATGGAGCCTGGTTTGATGAGCTGTGTGCATTCGACTATATTGATGAGGCATACGATGGAGTACAGTTTACACTCCGTCTGCGAGACCCAAGACTTTCTCGTGTTCAACAAATCATCACCACAACGCCAAAGCCAAAAGAGCTTATCGTCGACCTTAACGAAGGTAAAGTCGGGGGTGACGTCTACGTTGCCAACGCGTCCTCGTACGACAATAGGGCGAACCTCTCCGAAACATTTTTTAAACAGTTAGAGACATACGATGGCACCGATATTGGTCGCCAAGAGATTTACGGCGAGATTCTTGACCCGGAACAAGCCGGCATTATCAAACGCAAGCAGTTTAAGATGTGGCCGGCCAACAAACCAACCCCAACCTTAGAATACGTTATTGCCTCATACGATCCAGCTACTTCTGAAAAAACTATGAATGACCCAACGGCCTGTACGGTCTGGGGCATATTTGATAGAGAAGACGCAGGCACTTGCGTAATCCTTTTAGACTCATGGGACGCACACTTATCCTACCCAGAATTACGTAGAAAAGTAATTGATGATTTTAAAGAAGTAGTTTACGGGGCGGACAATGACTTTGGAAAAGGCAGAAAAGCAGATCTTATATTAATGGAAGACAAATCCGCCGGTATTTCTTTAATACAAGAACTCCAAGGTTCCGGAGTTCCAGTGCGCGGGTATAACCCTGGTCGCGCCGATAAAGTACAGCGTCTTAACATTGTGGCACCGCTCGTAGCCAAAGGTAAAGTGTTTATTCCAGAAGATTCCGAACAAAAAGGTGATTTTGCAGCATGGGCAAAACGCTTTTTACGCCAGGTTTGTTCTTTTCCAGAAGCTGGGGGTCACGATGACTACGTGGACTCATTATCCCAGGCTTTGCGGGTTTTAAGGGATTCCGGGTGGTTACAACTTGATTTACTGCCTGCTAGAGATTATTCTTATGTAGACGATGATATAAAAAGACGATTTTCTAACCCTTATGCACAATAATTAGGGCGGAATGCAAGTTAAATTTGCATTAGTGTAACTAGGAAACAAATAATACCTTTAAATACTAATCTATGGCCAATCCTCAAATTCCAATTCAAACCGGATCATCATTGCCCGCTTTGGATCATGACGAAAACGTACATCGTGCTGAAGATCAGGACGATGATTTAAAGGCATACGAAGAATCTTTGGATTTAGATCCGGAAGAAATTGAGCAAGAAGTCATTGAATTAGACGATGGTTCAGTAATTGTTAATTTTCAAGAAAAACGAGGTCCACAAAAAGATCCTGAATTTTACGAAAATTTAGCAAACATATTTGATGAAGAAATTTTACAATCATTAGCTATTGAATATCTAGATTATATTGACGTAGATCAAGAATCCAGAAAACAACGAGATAAACAATACGAAGAAGGTCTTCGCCGCACCGGACTAGGAAAAGATGCACCCGGAGGGGCCACATTTGATGGCGCGTCTAAAGTTGTGCACCCGATTATGGCAGAGGCTTGCGTAGATTTTGCTGCAAATTCAGCAAAAGAACTTTTGCCACCTAGCGGTTTAATTAAATCCAATATTAAAGGCGAAGAAAACAAAGCAAAAGAAGCAACAGCTGACAGAAAAGTAAATTTTCTTAACTGGCAGCTAACAGAACAAATTCCAGAATATCGTGATGAGATGGAGCAATTGCTCACTCAATTACCATTAGGCGGTTCACAATTTTTAAAATGGCGTTTTGATACAGAACAAAAGCGTCCAACTTGTGAGTGGGTGGCAATTGATAATATTTTGTTGCCATGGGCCTCAACTAACTTTTATACAAGCCCACGTGTAACAGAAGTACAAGACATTACAGAAGATACATACCGTCAACGTATTGAACAAGGTATTTATCGCGATTTAGAAAATTTTGAATTTACATCTGACGCACCATTAACCGATCAGACTCAATCCGAAAAAGCAAACGCTAAAATTGAAGGCAAAGACGAACCATCTAAAAACATTGATGGTTTGCGTCGCATTTATGAAATAACCTGTTTCTTGCGTTTGGAGGAAGACAGCGAGACTGAAGGTCGCCGCGCTCCTTATATTTTAACAATTGATGAGTCAAGCAATAAAGTCTTGGCTTTGTATCGTAACTGGGAAGCTGGCGATGAGAAACTTGAAAAAATGGACTGGTATGTTGAGTTCAAATTCATTCCTTGGCGCGGTGCTTATGCTATTGGCCTCCCCCATCTTATTGGCGGGCTCTCTGCTGCTCTTACTGGTTCTTTACGTGCTTTGCTTGATGCTGCTCATATCAACAACAGCCAGACAATGCTTAAACTTAAAGGTGGACGCATTGGTGGCCAAAGTGACAGAATTGAACCCACTCAAGTAGTTGAAATTGAAGGTGCCCCTGGAGTAGATGATGTACGTAAGATTGCAATGGCCATGCCGTTCAATCCACCATCAAGCGTTTTATTTAATTTACTTGGCTGGTTAACTGATGCTGCTAAAGGCGTTGTTAGTACTGCTGAAGAAAAAATTGGCGAAGCAAATAACAACATGCCAGTTGGAACAGCCCAAGCTCTTATTGAGCAAGGTGCCAAAGTATTCTCAAGCATCCATGCTCGTTTGCATCGTAGCCAAGCTAAATCGCTCAAAATCATTTCACGTATCAATCATTGGTACCTTGATGAAATGGACAATCAGTCCGGCGAAGAAATTAAAGTTCGTGACTTTGCGTATAACTCTGACGTACGACCTGTATCAGACCCTAACATTTTTTCTGAAACCCAGCGTGTTGCCCAGAATCAAGCTTTACTTCAAATGGCATCAACTGCGCCTCCCGGAATGTTTAATATCCGTGCAGTGTACCAGCGTGTTTTAGAACAACTTAAAATTCCTGCGGTAAATGAAATCCTGCCAAACCCATTAGGTGCAGCAGAATCTAATCCAGCATTAGAAAACGTGTCTATGACTATGGGCCGCCCAGCGGCTGCGTACCCGGACCAAGATCACATTGCCCATATTCGAGTGCACTTAGAGTATGCGTTTAACCCTGCATACGGTGGCAATCCAGTAATTGGCCCTTCTTTTGCGCCACACGCATTAGAGCACATTAAACAACATTTAACATTACATTACCTGCAATCTATGCGCGCCTATGTAGCCCAAGCCGCTGGCGGTCGAGATGCGTTTGATTTGCACGAAGAAAAACCACTGGATATTGAAGCGCAACAAGCTTTAGCAATGGCATCACAAATGGTTGATGAAGACGCTAAAATGAACTTGCAACAATACACGCAACAAATTGCGTTGCTAGCTCAAAAAGTATCTCAGATGCAACAAGCTCAACAGCAAAATGCTATGATGGCTGATCCTACAGCTCAAGTGTTGCTTAAAACTCAAATGGCTGAGACACAGCGCAAACAAGCTGAATCGCAGACCAATATGCAAATGGAATTGCAAAAGTCACAACAAGAATACCAACTTAAAGTTGCAGAATTACAACAAAAAATTGCGGAATTACAAGCCAAATATCAGACTCAGACTAACATTGATAACCAACGCAATGCTACAGATATTGCCATGGCAAACATTAACAATGCCGCAAGAGAGCGGGTCGCTATGATCCAAGCTGGCGCTCAATTAGACCAGCAACAAGCAGCGCTTGAACATGAACAAAACTTATCTGCTATTGAAGCCGTGCAGGCATCTGAATCAGATATTCGTCAACATGGTATAGCATTGCGTGAAGCAGAATTTCAACGTCAAGCAGACATAATTAAACAACAGGCCGACCAAGAATACCAAGCGGCTCAACAACAGCAACAACCAACCCAACAAGGATAATAAAATGGCAGATGAGTTAGGTTTTCGTAAAACATACAAAATGACAGGCAATCCAGGCTACGCTGGTGGCCCTGGAGAAACAGGATTAGATAAAGGTACATCGGGTTCACACCGCGATAACAACTGGAAAATTGGTGCCGCTCAGGGAAAAGTAACTAAACCAAGTAAAGTTGGCCCAGACAAAAATCTAAATGATATTGGCGGCGGTAATTTTTATTAATTTTAGGGCGAATTTTTGCATAATCTTGCATTAGTAAGATTATGAAAGACTTTTTGTCACAAATTATCTCTCGTACGAGAGACGAACAAAAAAAACTGGCAGAAACCCTCACTGCTGGAACTAATGTCAACTCATTTAACGATTACCAACGTTTAGTGGGCAGATTTGATGGTTTTCAAGCAATACTTGACATTATTGATGAAATTTTGAGGGAAGACGAAGAAGAATAGGCTGTATAGCCAGAAAGGTTGCCGTAAGGTGATTGATTTTAAAGCAAAAGACGAACCAGATTTGCGTTCGGAACAAGAGTGTTTTCCAAATGTAGATCCAGGTGTTGAAATTCTTGGAGACCGAGTATTGGTGCAATTACGCCGAGAAAAGACAACAAGTAAAGGTGGAATTATCCTCGTGGATGAGACCAAACAAACGTTACGATATAACGAAACGGTAGCTAAAGTAATCAGCGTTGGCCCACTGGCGTATAAAAGCCCAGATGACCTAACTCCTTGGATTGAAGGTCCTTGGTGTAAAGCTGGTGACTTAGTTCGTACGATTAAATACGGCGGTGATCGTTTTGTTGTGCAACCCGACGACGAAGGTGCACCGGTAGTGTTTATTACACTGCAAGCACGTGAGGTAATCTCTAAGATTAAATCGTTTGAGGCGGCACAAAAAATGCGTGCGTTTGTAGATTAACTTTGTAGAAAGTAAAAAATGGCAGAAAATGAAAAAGATGTTCCTATAAAGGAACAAGAGGATGGTTCTATCCTCGCCAAAATTGAACTTCCTGAAGAAATTGAAATAGAAGAAGAAGAGGAAGGCAAAAAGAAAGTTGTCGAAAACAATGACAACGATGAAGATGACGAAGATGATGAAAACGACGAAAAAAACGATAATCCTGAAGATAGTGATGAAGATCGTGAAGCACTTCGTGCCGCCCGTCGTGAAGAGCGCAAACTTAAAAAAGATTTAAAAAAACAGCGCGAACAATCAGCACGTAATAAAATTCAAGCACTTGAGCGCCGTAATGCTGAATTGGCAGAACGGTTAGCAAAAGTAGAAAACACTGCAACATCGTATCAGTTTGCTCAATTGGACAAGTCTATTGAAGACGAAGCCACTAAAGTTGAATACGCAAAACTAAAAATGTTGCAGGCAGCGCAAGATAATGATGCTGCAGCTCAAGTGGAGTATTTGGAGCAATTGACAGAAGCTAAACAGCGTCTGCAACAAGCCCAACATTACAAAAAACAACAGCTTGAGGTTGCTAAAGCACCTAAGCAAAATGTGCCAAATCCAATTAGTGCAGAAGTACAAGCTAACGCTGGAAAATGGCTTAAAAAGAATGGCTGGTATGATCCTCAAGCCAGAGATACAGATAGTAGAATTGCCAAAGTAATTGACCAAGAACTCGCCGGAGAAGGATGGGATCCTTCTGACCCAGAATATTGGGATGAGTTAGACAGTCGTTTATCTACACGTTTGCCACATCGTTATACAAAACAAAGTGGCGAAAAAAAGCAACGAAACGCGGGCCCAACGGCTTCTAGTAGAGTTGCAAACACTTCATCAGCAAAACCAAACACAATCACTCTTTCACGTGATCGTGTGCAAGCGATTAAAGACGCTGGTGCTTGGGATGATGTAGATAGACGAAATAAAATGATCAGAGCCTATGCTCAATATGATCGTCAAAATAGAGGATAATTATTATGGCAAATACAAGAATTAAACGTGACTTAGATGATCGCTTAGCCGATCGAGCACAAGAAGTAATGGAGCGTGCAGTTACTGCAGCTCCCGATGATATTGCACGTCGTGAACGCCTTGATGCGTTTAGAGACAAGTGGGCAAATAGTGCGCTGCCTGAGCTTTCTCCGGGAATCATTCCGGGAATGCACTTGTGTTGGTTGTCAACAACCAATACTTACGACAGTATCGACAAACGTATGGCATTGGGTTATGAGCCAGTTAAAGCCGGAGAATTAGGAAAAGGCTTTGAAGGACTAGGCAAGATGAGCTCGGGCAAGTTTGAAGGCTGTGTTAGTTGTAACGAAATGGTTCTCTTTAAGTTACCAGAGGACGTTTACCAAGAAGTGATGCGAATGCTCCATCTCGAGGATCCCCTCGAGCACCAACGTAATATTACGGCCAATGTCCGTGATACTGCGCAGGGCAATAAGGGCGGACGTTCAGTCTTGGAAGGCGGGCTTTTGGAAATGGAAAAGGAAACCGCAAAAGCGAATAACAAAAACATTCGTTTCTCTTAACATTCTTCAAAACACAAAGGATAAAATAGATGTCTACGACATTCCAACCTTTTGGTCTGAAGCCAGCTTACCACCCAAGTGGTTTAGATCGTGCAACTCAATTTGTTGGCACAAACAGCTTCCAAGCTGCTACTGACAATACATACAATGCGCCATACGGTCTTACAACAGGTCAGGCTTTCTACCAATATCAACCTGTAGGAATCAATTCCTCAGGCCAATTAGTTCCAGCAGCAACTTTGGCAGCAACAAGCCGTTTCTTCGGCGTGTTTGATGGCGTTGAGTTTACAGACTCACAAGGTCGTCGCTCAGTAGCTAAATGGGCTTCTAAAGCAACATTAGACGCTTCTACACAAATCATTTTCTGGCTCTTTACAGATCCAGCTATGGTTTATGAAGCTCAAGTAAACGGTTCTGTTCTCCCAACAGCAATCGGTCAAGAGTATAACTTTGACGCAACTAACAACGCTACAGTAGGTTACTCTATTGGTAACGGCGGTGCTGGTTTCTCCCAAACAGCTTTGGCAGCTACTTCTGTAGCTCTCGGTGCTCAAGGTCAGGTCAAAGTGGTCGGACTCGGACGTGAAGTAGCATACCCAACAGGTCAAACAAATGCCTGGGGTGACGCTTTCACAATCGTTCAAGTTCAAATTGCTAACAGCCAAATCGTCGCTCCGTCGATCTCGGTTTAATTAACGAAAGAAAGGACTAAAACATGGCAACCCCAATGCGCAGTACCGACTTTCGTGCGGTAGTCG